CAGAACACAAAAAGAAATCCTTGCGCTCGGTAACGTTCGCGTAGGTGTTAAATCTTCTGAAGCAATCGGTAGAATGGATACAGACGTATTCTTTCAAGACGATAGCGCTTGCGGATTTACCGCTTCCGGTACAACTACCTTCACTCAGCGTACTTTGACCGTTGGTAAAGTGAAAGTAAACGAAATTCTTTGCGATAAAGACCTAGAACCGTACTACCTCCAACAGTCTTTAAAAAGCGGGGGTGAATACAGCTCATTAGCATTCGCTGCTGACTACTCAGATCAGAAAGCTAAAAAAATAGCTGAAGCTCTTGAAGTAGCTTTGTGGACTGCTAACAGCACTGGCTCGGCAGGAACTAACGGACTTTTGAATAAGTTCGATGGTATCAAAACTTTGGTTACAGCTGCTGGTGCATCTGTTGTAAATGCAAATACTACTGGTTTCTACGGTACGCCTGCAACCGGTATCACTTCCGCTACCATTGCAAGAAATGCGGTGCTTGCAGTTATTAAAGCATTACCTGCTAAAATCAAAGGTAAAGATGACGTTCGTATCTTCGTTGGATGGGATGTTTTCGCTTACCTGATCGAGGCTTATGTAAATGCTAACTTGTTCCACTTTGCACCTGATGCGAAGATTGACGATAACAGCGCAGTATTTACCGTTCCGGGTACATCATACAAAGTTATCCCTGTTCACGGGTTGGATGGCTTAGATGATATCTACGCTTTCAGAATGAGCAATATCTTCTTAGGTACTGACTTACTTGACGAAGAGAACAAATTCTGGATTCGTTGGAGCGAAGATGATGAGAACATCAAATTTACGGCTCGGATGAAAGTGGGTGTTCAGTTCGCCTTCGTTGATGAGATCGTGAAGTTTGAAGCGTAATCATAATTCATAGGGAGGTGTAAAAACCTCCCTTCACTTATAAAAATTTTTAACAATGCCTTGCGCACTTACATCCGGATATACATTAGACTGTAAAGACAGCTCGGGCGGGATAGTTGAAGTTTACTTTATCGAAAAAGGTAATGTTTCAGCTATTGTCGAAGCGAGCGGAGTAGTTACAGGGCTAACAAAAGCAGCCGGAAAAAGATTTTGGAAATACGAATTACCTAAAGAAACTGGAGCACTTACCGAAACTTTGACCGGAAACGTACAAAACGGAACGGTATTTTATGCCTCCGAATTAAAAGTTGTCGTTAATAAATTGGTCGTTGCGGTACGTAATGAAATTAAACTCCTTGCTCAAAATACCCTTATTGCCGTTGCAAAAGATAACAACGGAAAATATTGGTTAGTGGGTAGAAGAAACGGAATTGATTTGACTACGGGAACTATGGGAACTGGAACTGCTTTTGGCGACAGAAGCGGATTCGATTTAACTTTTGCAGGTAGCGAACCCGAGCCAATGGTTGAGGTCAATAGCACCGTAGCCAATGCGCTCGAAACGGCTGGATAGTTTTCTTTTGTTTGTTGGTTTAATTGTGTGCCCTGCCCTTTTGGGCGGGGTTTTTATTTATCGGTATTTATAAATAGATATGTTCAAATTCATCAAAGGCACGACGGCGACAATCATTTGCACCATAACGGAGAAGCAGACGATTGATTCGCCTTATTATTTGTTCGTCTTTACGAATAGGGGAACGAATGATACGGTTGCGTTTATTAAAAGTTATTTGCTGGACGTATCTACAAATAAAGACAGGTGGAATGAGTTTACTATTCCGGTAAATACGTATTTTGCAGATTATAAGGAGGGGTGGTGGAGATATGATATTTATGAGCAGACAAGCTCAACGAATGTAAACCCTGCGGGGTTGGGGTTATTGGAGAGCGGACTAATGTTTTTAGATGACAACACGAACATAAGCTACACGCAATATTCACAAGACGTTAAATTTAAAATGTACGATGCATCCTAATATAAGTTTTATAAAGTTCGCCGATGTTAAGCTGCCTCAAATGGTGGAGCTGCCCGGCAAAGGTTACGTTCAATTCGGTGAGGATAATTTATACCCGAATCAATTACTTGAGAAGCTGAATAAAAGCAGCAAGCACAATGGGATTGTATTGGGAAAGGTTAATTACATAATCGGAAACGGCATATCGTATAAGGACAACAGCCAGCAGGAGTTGGTACCAAATAAGAATGAAACAATAAATGAGCTACTCAAAAAGGTTGCAACGGATATTGAGATTTTTGGCGGTGTGTATCTTGAGCTGCATTATAACGCTCTTGGCAATGTTGGCGCAGTTTATCATATTCCTTACCATAAAGTACGTACGAATAAGGACAATACGCAATATTTTATAAAAGATTGGACGCAATCGACAAGGGTGCAGCCGGAGATTGTGGCGGCGTATAATCCGGCGGTGAAAGAGGGGAAGCAAATCATATTTTATAAGGAATACAGACCGGGGTTAGAAACATATTCTTACCCGGGATATATTGGCGCACTCAACTGGATCGAGGTCGATATAGAGCTTTCTAAGTACCATTTAAGCACTATCAAAAATGGGATGTTTAGCAGCAAGCTGATCAACTTTAATGAAGGCAAGCCTTCGCCGGAAGAGCAGCAGGTAGTTGAAACGAAATTCAAAAAGAAATTTACAGGCAGCGAAAATGCGGGCGGGATTGTGTTATCGTTTAGTGATGATCCTGCAAAGGCTCCGACCGTTTTGGACTTGTCAAATACTGACCTTGACAAGCATTTCGACATACTAAATAAGACCACCGAACAGCAGATATTTGTAGGGCATCAGATTACAAGCCCTGTTTTATTTGGTATTAAGACCGAAGGGCAATTGGGCGGGCGTACTGAGATGCGTGACAGCTTCGAAATCTTTAAAACGACCTACGTAAACGATAAACAAAGGGCGTTAGAAACTTTGTTTACTGAAATAAGTAATTTGTTCGGTATGAAGGGCGAAATGGTGATCGCACCCATTGAGCCGATTGCTTTTGAATTTAGTGAGGCAACGATTAAAGAATTTGCACCTAAGGCGTGGATACTCGAAAAGTTGGGTATTGATTTGACAAAGTACCCGGAGGCGATGCAACCTGCAACAGCGCAGCCGACGGCGGCGCAACCGTCCGCACAAGTAAATGAGAATTTGAAAAATTTAACTGGTCGCCAATGGCAGGGCGTTAATCGGATTATCCGCAATTTTGAGAAAGGTCGTATCAATAAAGAACAGGCGAAGTTATTGCTTAAATCTTCATTGGGTTTATCAGACGATGAAATCAATGTGATGTTGTCTATTGACAATGATATGGAGTTTAGCGCACAAGATAATGACGAATTATTGTTAGCTGAATTTGCGGCGCATGGAGAGAGCAAAGATAATTTTAATGTCATTGCATCCCGCCCACGTTTCAACTTTCAGGAGGAGCTAACACAGGCGGAAGTTAATATTTTAGACCTTATTAAAAAGGATAAAAGGATTACTCCGGAAGTGATTGCAAAGGCTTTGAAAATGCCTCTTGATGAGGTTGCGGACATTATCAAAGGACTTACAGAAAGCGAGTTAATAGTTGCAACGGTTAAAAAGATTGGGGTTGATGAAATCATTGAGCGCACTATGCCCGAGCCGTTAAGTGAGCTAACGGATAAAAAGCCTAAGACCTACGAGCAAAAAATAATGTATAGTTATGAAGGTCCAAAAGACAGCCGTAACCGTGATTTTTGCCGCCGCCTTTTGGACATGGACAAATTCTTTTCCCGTGCCGACATTGAAACAATGAGCATGAGATTAGGTTACAGCGTGTGGGATCGTCGGGGCGGTTGGTGGACTAAGCCAGACGGTGAGCGGTCGCCATCATGCCGTCACCGTTGGGTGCAAAATTTCGTTATTCGTAAAAAGTAAAAAATGAGAGATACTTTATTCATAAGCCCTGAAAATATTTACGAGCGGACGCAAATCCACTCTAACATAGATAGCAAAATGATCGTGCCTGAAATAAAGGTTTGTCAGGATATGTATATTTTGCCTTTATTAGGCTCTGGGCTCTACGAACGCTTGCAGGTAGGTATTGAGAGCAATAATCTAACAGCGGACGAAATAACGCTCCTAAAAAGCTATGTGAGGGATTGCCTTATTTATTACGTGGTGGCGGAGCTTACCGATACCATAACGCATCAATATTGGAATAAGGGCGTACTTAAAAAGACGAACGAGGGAAGCGAAAATGTAAGCATGAGCGAGCTTATTGACTTAAAAAATAAGTTCAAAAGCCGTGCGGAATATTACGGGCAAAGGCTGGTAAAGTATTTAGTTGAGGAAAGCAATAATGCAAAGTTCCCTTTATACATTAATCCGGGCAGCCGTGCCGATACGGTAGTGCCGAAGCGTGACGCATACTTTCCCGGTATTTATTTAGGTATGCCTTATGATGAATTTAAGAACTGCGAAGATTGCCAAAAACCGTTTAAAAATGTATAGTAAAAAGACTATTAAAAAATTAAAAGATTATTTCGCAAAGCATGACCAGAAACCAAATAGCAATACAACTAAAAAAGATAGCAGCCGACCACCGGCAGGTAAGGACGGCAAAGGTCGTAAATGCTGACTATTTTTTGCATAACGAGGTAAAAGATGTTACCTACCCGGCGGTGTTTATGACAATGGGTAATAGCACAACAGAGGGTAAAATCAAAACCCATACGGTGCTTGTAACGGTTGCGGATATTGTGCTTCATACAACGGAGCTGGAGGTGCAAAGCGACATGGAGCAAGTGGCGAATGATTTATTAGGGCAAATAGGATGGGAGAAACAGCCGTGGCGGTTTACCCGATCCACAACCTTTGAATTCTTTGAGGATAAGTTTGAAGACATTGTGGCAGGGGTTACGTTCAGCATTGATTTAGAAGTGCCGTTTCTTTATGATGTTTGTGACTTACCGAGTAATTATGAGCTACCTGAAAATGATACGATATTTATAAACCCAAGTCGAATGAGTAAAATAATTGATTTCATAGTTGGTGCCGGTGAGCCGATGGAGCAAGATGATACCGACTTTACAAATAATAGCCTTGTAGTGCCGCCTTTGGTATTTATAGATGGGTTAATTTTGACATATCAAGTAAGGAGCGATAGGCGTTACATTTCATATAATTCAGGAACTAAAACAATAACAATACATGGAGGCGTTAATGAAGGGGAAAATGTACAAATTTATATTTAGCGGTTTGCTAATTCTTTTATCCTTAATCGGAAAAAGTCAGACTGTTGATGGCAAACTTTACACTATATTCAATAACTGGTATCAGTGGAGTGGTGGTAAGTTCAATACGAATTTGAACATCCCGAAGGTTACGGCCACAACCGGGCGTGATACTGGCGGCATTCGTTACAGCCTTGCTGATAGCTCGATGTATGTTTGGACGGGTAGCCAGTGGCGGCAGGTCGGCGACGGTGGTGCAATTCCAACTTTGCAGCAAGTTACAACGGCTGGGAATAGTACAAATAATACAATTAATGCTTTTTCGTATAAATTAAATAATTCTTTTTTAAGGTCGTTTTACGGTATTGATGAAAATGCTTATGGTGTATTACAAGGTCTATATATTGGGTTAGATACTTCTGCTGATATCCCAGATGGGAAAAGTGCATTAATCAGAGCAGATAATCTTTCAGGCTTAACAAAAAACTTATATCTTCCAAACGCCTCCGGCAATTTATCCGTAGGCGTAAAAGTCAATGGCGCTACCTATATGGCAGGCTCAAACGGTATTGCAGACTTAGGTACTATTTCAAGCGATACAACTTCATTAAGCAATCGGATAAATGAGCGGGTAAAATATACCGATACGGCGGCAATGCTAAGCCCTTACCTTCGCTCAAATGTAGCGGCGGCTACCTATCAACCTATTGGCAATTACGACACCGCAACCGTAGTAAAAGCCTATGTTACAAATGCCGAGGCGGTTACAATTACCAAAGGGCAGGTGGTGTATATTTTCGGGGCGCAAGGTGATAGGGCTTCCGTAAAATTGGCAAAGAATACATCCGACACATTCAGCTCAAAGACTTTGGGTATTGTTAGGGAAAATATAGCAGCGGGGCAGGCGGGATGGATCACAACACAGGGGCAGGTTAGCGGGATAAATTTAGGCGCATATACGGCAGGGGATATTCTATGGCTTGATAGTGTGCCGGGAGGGTTTACAACTACTAAGCCACAAGCTCCGTATCATGCTGTGTTTGTTGGTGTTGTGGAGAGGGCGAACGCTGGTAATGGTTTGATATATGTTAAGCCACAGAACGGAGTAGAATTAGATGAGCTTCATGACGTTAGGATTACAAGCATTGCAAATAATGAAATAATAAGATACAATTCTTCGCTTGGCTATTGGGAGAATAAAAGCATTACAACTACGCTGGGTTACACTCCTTTGAATGTTACTGATACAACTGCAATGCTTTCACCTTATTTGCGCTCAAATGTAGCGGCTGCTACTTACCAACTGCAATTAGATACCGTTCCTTTGGCGGTCTTTGGTGCTGGTAGCGGTGCGGCAGGTGATACGGCGGCTTTCAGCACATCGGCTGTATACGGTAGCTTTTACAATGCAGGGAGCGATACTTTGATAATTACACAAATGAGAGCAGGGGTGTTGGGTACTTCGCCAAGTATTACAACAGAGGTTTATTGGAACGATAGCTTAAATATTACGGCAGGGGCAACGATACTTGTAACAGGAGGCACCTCGGTAACGGGTACGATAGGAGCAACAAATGTAACATCATTTACCAATAATAAGATACCGCCAAATGTATGGGTGTTTGTTAGGACATCAGCGGTGGCAACAAAGCCAACTTATTTTACTTTGACCTTATTAGGGTATAAAAAGAGAATATGAGATTTACTTTTGTAATATTACTTTTTTTGAGTTTAGGTGCTGATGCGCAAATGATTATAAAGGCGCATCCGAATTATGTGCCGTTTGCATCTGCTAATCTTTTATTAGATGATTATTCCAATGCGGCGGCTGCTTATTCTTTACGGAAGTTAGATAAGGATTATACAGGTAATGCGATAAGGGTAAGGAGGTCGAATGATAATACCGAGCAGAATATTGGTTTTGTAGGTAATGATTTAGATACAACTTCGCTTAAAACTTTTGTCGGTGTTAATAGTGGGTTTGTAACTACATGGTACGATCAGAGTGGTAATGCGAGAAACGCAACTCAGACAACGGCGGCGAATCAGCCGAGAATTGTAAATGCAGGTACGGTGGAAAGAGTTAATACTAAACCGTCTATTTTTTTAGATGGTAGTAATGATTTTTTTGCTTTCACAAGCACAAGGACAAGCGCAAATGATATTTATTATGTTATAAATACTACTGATAATTCTTTCGCAATACATACGAATGATAATTCAGGCGGATTTGGATATTTAGCTACTCAGTCAAGCGCAAATACAGGATTATATGGGAATTATGGCACTCCTACATTATATGTAAATAATACATTAAGAACACCTGCAAATAGAGGTGATATATATACATATTATAATGGTATAACAACTTTAACATCTGTTATAAATGCAAATTTAAATAATCTTATTTGGCAAAATACTCCAAGAATTGGAGCTGTATATCTTTTTGCTGGTAGAATAAGTGAGTTTGTTTTATTTGATGTATCTAATTCATCAAATAGAACAGGCATCGAAACAAACATAAATTCTTATTATGGCATATATTAAAGTACTTCCACAAGCAGGATTAACAAGCGAACAGAGAGCGGAGGCTATCAGTTACGAACTATGGGCAATTAGCAGACCGCCTGCAATTAGAAACCCCAATGATGTTACAACCTATCTTTTCGGATGGGTGAAACATCCTACTCAAGACCCGGCATATACAGAATTTGTTAATATGGCTTTGGAGGTAGAATTGGATTATAATATTATTGTGCATCCTGAAAACAATTTAACGGCATTGATTGCGCTTTTCCCTGAATTATCACAAGCGGAAAGGGACGGACTGGCAGCGTTTATTGAATCACAAAGTAGCTTTCCGTTTCAGTATATCGTGCCATCGGATGTAACGGTATTTACTTATGAGCAAATGAAAGATGCAGGATGGTTTTCTGAAATTGAATAATTATGAGAGGTTTTATTCTTTTAATCGTAGCTCTTTTAATATCGGTTGTGTTAATGCCGATTGGCTTTATTTTTCAAATAATTGTGACATTATTTAGGTCAATAGACCTTTATTTGTTTCAGATAGCGAAGTCAATAGATCAGCATGGTAATTTGGTTTGTGCCGAATTATTTAACCTGACTTTGATAAAAAAGAAGGGTTATAAATTTGGCGATATGGATAAGACGATCAGTTACGCTTTGGGAAGAAATGCCGAAACGAAAACTTTGACGTATTTAGGTGTGAAGGTTTGTAAATTATTGGATGTAATTGAAAAAGATCACGTGAAAAAAGCAGTAGAATATGAGCGCAAAAATTGAGTATTTATTTTTAACGGTAATGAGTATTGTGGGTTTTTTGAGTAAGCATGATACCCTATTTATTATATCGGTTATTGCTCAAATACTTTTTATCATTAAAAACCTCCCCGGAGCCTGCAAAAATATTAAAGACTTTAAAAATAGAATCTATGCCAGAATGGTTAAAAAGACTAACGAAAACTGATATACGCAACAGCCTTGCGATTATTATTGTTTTGGGCTGCTTTGCCCTTATGTATATTATGCAGGTGAAACCCATCCCAGCGGAAAATAAGGATATTGTTAATATCGTTTGCGGTTTTGTTTTTGGCGGTGCGCTTGCCGGTGTAATAGGCTTTTATTTCGGATCTACCAAAACCGATAAAAAAAACGACGATGCTGAATAAGTACATATTAATACTTTGCCTTTTCGCATCATGCGCTACCCCTAAAAAGCTGGATCGGTTGATGAATAAGTTACCTAAAGCGGCGGCGAAGGAATGCGCTGAAAGGTATCCTGTGAAAGAAAGTATTGATAGCGTGATTGTAGTGGATTCTGCTGCCATTCAGAATTACCAAAATGAGTTATTTCTATTATGGAAACAACTGGATAGCGTTTTATCAATCGGATGTGATACCATTACAAAATTCAAAATAAACGAAATAATCAAAACCCTCCCGGCAAAGACTGAAACGAAGGTGATTACCCGCACGGTTGAGAATACGGCGCAGGTTCAGGTATTAAGGGATTCCATCCAAACGCTAACCAAAACCGCCACGGAGAGCCAAATAAAAGCGGATAATTTAGAGGTTAGGATAAAACTTTACAAAAGGCAAATAGGATGGATGTGGATCGTCTTATTGCTTTTGGCTATTATTATAGGGCGTAGTTTTTATAAGTTATGAATAGAGGAATTGCAATCATTCGCAAATATGAAGGATTAAGGCTGCAAGCTTATATTTGCCCATCCGGGCTGCCAACAATCGGTTTTGGTGCGACCTTCTATGAGAATGGGTCGAAGGTGCAGATGGGCGATAAAATAACCAGAGAGCGTGCCGATCAGCTTTTATTCTTTCAGGTTAGTTTATTTGCAGGCGAAGTAAGGCGCACCGTAAAATCAAACCTAAACGATAATCAACTGGGTGCGCTTGTATCTTTTTGCTTCAATGTCGGTGGCGGTGCTTTTAGCCGCTCAACCCTTGCAAAAAAAGCGAACGCAAACCCCAACGATCCTACTATCCGAAATGAGTTCATGAGATGGACAAGAGGCGGTGGCAAAGTGCTCCCGGGGCTTGTTAGAAGGCGTGAGGAGGAGGCTAACCTTTATTTTGCGCCTCTTTAAGAATATAACTTTTGTAATTAAACCTTTTCCAATTGCTAAGACCTAAAGGCGGCAGCACGCAATTTATTTTAGAGTAATCACGGTAGTAAATAATCATGTTATGGTTGCGCCCTAAAAATGATCCTAAGTCATTTAATGAAACTACGCTTCGACTATATTCAGTTAATATGTATCTAATAAAGTGGCAGCGGATACTAATGTAAATATGATTTTTTCCCCTTTTGGCGACGATAGGATTGACCTTGTAATCGCCGCATAGTTTCAGCCATTCAGCTTCCAGATCGGGCTTTATGTATTGCACCGTGCTTTTGACTGCAACGGTTTTAGTTTCTGAAATTATTCTTTTGATTTTATTCATTAATCGCTTAGGAACTGGATTAATATAATATGAAAGGTTTTGCTCAATTATGTTTGTCGCCTGTTGTATGGTCATCTCTGTTTGTTGGTTTATCGTTTAAAAAATCTTCGCCCTTGTATTCCGGATGGTTTTTATCCATCCAGTCGATATGCCTTCCCCACATCCACGAAAGGAGTGCTAAAAAGCAAAAGAATATAAAACCTAAGTATATCATGAATTATAAATGAAGCCGAAACCGCTGCGGCTTTTGATTTGTAAGTTAGGTATTTTTTTTCGGAGGTTGCAGAGCTGCACGTCCAATACTTTTAGATTCGTTTTATTTTCCCCCCATAATGCTTTGACTACCTTTTCTCTCGATAGGATTACATTGGGGTTTTTAATAAAGTAATTCAATACTTCAAATTCAACTCTTGTTAATTTGATTCCGTTGTAGGTTTTTGTTGTGTTATCTATCATAATTATCATTTTCAAATTGCATAATATTATCCCTCCACCATTTGGAGAACTTGTCATTCGGATAGCTCATTGCATACGTTTCGCACGCTACTATTGTAAGCAGCAAGACGATAACAATTGACATAATTAAAATAATTGGAAGCATAACTATTGGGGTTTAAATGTTATTTCATAGTATTCTTTCATACCAATATAATGACCGTTTTTCATATTGTGACCACCTGAAAAATAAGCTTCCATTATTTCCCTCTTGTGCATTTGTTTGGCTTGTTCAATTAATTTTTCTATTGGATAACAGGTGGAGTTAGATTTTTTTATTTTATCCCATAACCATTCTATTGATGTCATAACTTATTTATTTTTAACAATCTCAATTAATTTCTTTAAACAAGCAAGTTCTGCTTCTTCGTAAGTTTTAAACTCAGATTGAACAAAAGAGTCGTGGGTTTTGAAGTATTCAAATTCTGATATTCTAACTTCGTACACAACATCTTCCCATTTATCTCCATCACAGTAAAAATGTATGGTAGATATGATTTTAAATTTCCCTCTAAACCATCTAAATGCTTGTGAGAATGTTGGTGCAGTACATCGTTCTACTTTATCCATGTCTTGTTGGGTATAAAACAGGTCTTTGTCTTCATAACCAATACTAATATCTGCTAACAAAACCCCACCTATGTTATACCATGATAAACATTCTTCATCAAACTCAATTTCTTTAAGTTCTAATGCTTGTTCGTATGGGATGAATTCTTTTTGCATAACTGTTTTCCGTTTTTGATTCTGTTCAATAACGTCTGCTTGTCTTTGATATTCATTGTATTGTGCTGGGGTCATAACTAATCTATTTTAATCTTCATTTTCAAATTGCATAATATTATCCCTCCACCATTTGGAGAACTTGTCATTCGGATAGCTCATTGCATACGTTTCGCACGCTACTATTGTAAGCAGCAAGACGATAACAATTGACATAATTAAAATAATTGGAAGCATAACTATTGTTTTAAATTATTAAATCCTTTTCGCTTGTTAATGTAAAGACCTGAAAGCCGCTTTGAATCAGCTGGGTATGTCTAAACCTTTGCAGGTCGGTCGGCTCCCGCCCGGGCTGCTTCACTTCAACAAATACCGTTTGCCCATTCTTAAGGCACATGAGATCCGGGATGCCGTTGCAGTTGGTTTGGATTAGCTTTACTACTATCCACCCCGCCCGCTCAAATCGGGCTTTAATGTTGGATTGTATTTTGGATTCCATAATTAAAAATTATGCCCGATTAATAAAAGGATTATCATAATCACAATAAACAAATGCGATTGAGCCGGGGTTAAATCATCTGATTGTTTTCTGTTCATGGCTGTTGGGTTTATTTTTAATATTTAACTGTTCGGAAATTCCGAACGGTTCATTTCTTCTTTAACTTCTTGCCAGTATTTAGCGCCCTGAGTTTCAATTAACATTTCATTTATAAAAATATTACAGGCAATAATTGATGTTTCAAAAGATAATTGTGTTGTGCCCATATAAAATCCTGCTGGGCTGTGCATTTGAATTTCTACATTCCTGAATTTATTAAATAGATATTTTGCTTTTTCTTTTGGAGTCATGGCTATTTTTTAATTGTAATAAGCTAATTCGTAAAATTCAGTATCTGTATTATCGTTAATTTCTAATACAGTTTTTAAAGCTAATTCTTTGCTATCACCTAATCTTAATAATGAATTAAAAGTTTCTAACTGAGATTTGGTTAAATTTTCAATTTGTGTGTTTGTTGTTGTCATGGCTTAATTGTTTTGTTACACAAAGATAAACTATTTTTTAATAAAAAAAACTTTTTTAGTAATTTTTTTTTAAAAATTATTTTTTATCCGCAATCATTCGGAATTTCCGAACAATTGGATTTTATTGCGCCTATCCATCCAAATTAGACATTATTGCGCATTGCGTAAAGTCAATAGTTATGTGCCATTAAGCAGACACACCTAACATTACCTTTTCGTAATTAGAAATTGCTTCTTCAAATGTTTTTCCAAAAGCATAGTTTGAGCTTTCTTGTAGGTTGACAAAATCCAATCCGTGACAACAAAACTCGCTTCCATCTTTTTCAACCTGAATTTTCCACCATTCTTTGTCTACTCCCTTGCCACCACAATTATTGCAGACAAAAAATCCACCATACTGAAAAGGGTGGCAATCGCCTTGCTTGCATTTGAATACTTTTGTAAAAGCAATACCATCTTCTTTTGCCATTTTTTTTGCAAATTCATAGCCTTGCATTCTATCGTAAGCATCGTGGTAGCCATCGCCAAATGTAATAGGTGGGTGTCCGTGAATAAACATATTGAACCCCGCCATTACTGAACTGTTGTTTGTTTTAATCAACTCTTGTGCTGTTTTTAATTTTGACATCGTTTTGAAAATTTAACGGCACATAACAAGGGTTTTGCGTAATAGCCCT